TTTTTAATTGTGCGTAAGTAAAACTCATAATTAAATTATACTCTGATTATGGAGTGTTCGCTTGTCCTCCCATACCAGAATGGTTTGTACAGTAATAATAAAGGGTTGGTGCTCCTACCGCAACTACTATTTGTGTGTACGCTCCAGAACTTCCAGGAGTACCGTTTGTAGTTACACCCGTTGTATATTCACTTCCTCCGTTATGAGTTCCGTTTGCCGTTGTTGAAAATCTTAACGGGTGGGTAGCATTACTACTGTTAGATTGGTCAAATTTATATGTATTACCCTCAGATAAAGATAACGTTGGACTTAATACTCCGTCTATATAGAATTTATTACCTGAACCATAAGAATTAGTTCCGTAAGCTACAGTGACAGCATATTCAGTAACATTACTAGATATTGTTGGAGTTCCTAACACACCAATAGCACCTTGACCAGTAATTGAATAAGTTACATCAATATCTCCTGTAACTGTAACTGTTCCTAGTGCAGAACTAGAACTTAAAGATTCAAGTATTACAGATGAAGTATTGTTCAAAGTAACAATAGTTGGGGTTCCTAAAGAACTTTTTCCCTGATACATCGTAAATTTAGTACCTATTAAATCTTCGTCAGGATTTACATTTCCTGGATTATCCGTAAAAACTCTACCTAACTGTGCTTGAGGTAAAGGTACTTCGGTTCTGGGTTGGAATAATGCTTCCGCGTCTACTGTTAAGAATGGAGGGTCATTTTGTGGGTGTTTAGGCTCGTAACATTCCTCACAAACTCTGTTACCTTTCCAAGTTACTTTTGCTGTTGTATATGGGTATGCAAAACCACAAGTATCGCATATGAATTTTGCATATTTACCAGAAGCGTAAGCCATTAGATATATTGTTGTTTCGGTACTATCCTAACAGAAGACCTATCTTCATCATATTTTAAGGCATTCTGTAAATCTTGTTCATATTGTTGTTTTATTAAAGGTGCCTTTTGTATGTTCTTTTTTAAGCATAAATAATATGCTAACCCAGAAGCTAAACAAGGCATAAATCTACTTGGTATATCTACATCATTTACAGAGGTAGTAGAATCTTCTATTCTTCTCCAAACATAGTAAATGAGTTTGTCGGTTGAATTCTCTGGTGTTGGATAAACGTGAATTACTGGTGTTTTAACTCTTTCTAACCAAAACTGTGTTGGTCTAGCTTGAGTTGATTTTTGTGGTATTCTAATATATTCGTTTCTATCTATACGCTCCATATTATGGTCGGTTGTTATTCCGTTTTCAGTTTTACTGATATAAGCGTCTAATATATCTATGTCGTATGAGTTTATTGTGTATTCATTAGTACCTTGTGTTAAGTCTTGGATAACTTTAGATACTTCCCACATTTGAATACCTCTGTTTGACCAATCAGCAAACATTATATTCATTGAACGTCGTGCAGTAACCGCGTCGTAAGAGGTACGAACTTCCATACCTGCAAGTTCGTAAGCCTCTTCGATAGCGGTTGCTACATCTAAACTAAATGCTCTAGTTCCAGAAGTTGCCATATTAAGAAACGTATGCTACAAAAAAGTCGCAGTTTGCTAATACGACATAAGCTCCAGTACTAAATCTAACTCCGTCGCTTGGTAATCTTTGGTCAAATGATTCATTTGCCGCACTACCAAATTTAAACTCTATTAATAATTTAGTTCCAGAAGCACTAGTGCCATCATATATTTTTATACTAGCGTCAGCCGCACTTGTTTGAGCTTGAATGGACTTAATTCTTATAGGACCTAAGTTTGTGGCACTACCTGCACCACTACCTATATATCCTTGAAGTTGTCCTGAACTCGTTAAAGGGACTGTTACTTTTACATCTGATGAATGCATTTTAAGCTCCTAAATTATTACGCGTCAGCAAATGGAGTAACTAAAGTTCCTGAACCTAAAATAATACCTTCTACGGCATATTTAGCAGAAGCTATAGCTGTTACTGTTATTATACTTCCTGCAAGACCACCTTTAGTAGTACCGTTTAAAGTAATAACATCATTAGTTGCTCCAGATATAAAAGTTTTTCCAGTTGCATTATTTACACCTGTGTATAACCCTCCAACGAATTTATCTGTTCCGTCGGTCAATATATCTAAATCAGTAGCTGCTGTTTCTACTACGAAAGTAAAAGTAGCACCTAAGTTATTAGTTTGGTTTGGGTCGTCATCACGTCCAGGAGCTGTTGCTACGATACTAGGTAAAGTAAATTTACCGTCAGCGTCGTTACACAACAAGATTTTACCTGCGTGAGCGTCTACTGTTAAAGTTGTGTCAGCTGTTAAGCTAACTGCGTTTGCATTTCCTGCGGAAATAAAACCAGCAAGTGACCTTACTGGACCTGAAAATGTTGATTTTGCCATTTTTTCCTCCTAAAAGAAAAATACTCTATAGTCTTGGCTTGTCTGCTAGGTCAGTCTATAGAATAAGTTATTACCTAGTTTGGTAAAGTCTATCTTGTTTTTTACCAAAAAGAAAGGGGAACCGAAGTTCCCCTTCCTACTAATCGTTTAAGATTAAGCTCCAGGTGAGCCGAAGATTCCTCTCCAGTCACTGAAACCAAAACTGTAACGTTCTCTAGCTTTGTATCTTACATTACCAGTTTCGAAGTCTCCTTCCATGCTGGTTGAAACTGGAGTTCTAACGAAATGTTTTAATCCGTTAGGAACATCAGTTTTAATGAAGAAAGCGTCTGTGTCAGTTAGATAATTGTTGACAGTGTAACCACCAGAAATCATTCCTAGATTTCTAATAGCGTTGATGTCATTATCTGAAGTTCCGACACGACCTTGAGATTCCATTAGTCTGTCTGCTACGAATTGTAGAGCAGGTGGAATTATTAGTCTTACTGCTTGTGCATTAACCTTTAATCCTCTTTCATCTTTAAAATCAGCAATGTCAATCAATGCTTGTTCTAAAGAAGTTTCGTTAAGGTCTGCTGCTGTTGCAAGTTCATTTCTCAAATCACCTGCACCAACTGTTGGATGGTCTGTTGCACACAGTTCTTTTCCGTCACCACCAACAAAAGAAGAACTAAACGCATTGTTCAATACGTTAGCTGCTTTTACTTGTTTAGTTGTTGACATTGACCTAGCTAAAGCTCTTGTGTATCTAGAAGAAAGAGTATCGTAGAGATTATCTTCGATAGCTTCTTCTGTCAATGCAAAAGCTAATGCTACTGTTTCATGTGTGTAACGACTGGTCCACGCTTCCTGAGCAGTATCATAACTAACAGCTGCACCTTCACCTTTTACGGTTGCTTGACCAAAACCAGAAAGCATAACTTCTTCTTCAAAAGCTCTATCAGAGTTTTCTGTGTCGAAAATAGCTTCGTGTTGGTTTTCATAACGGTCATACTCTAATCCAAAGAGAGCATGTAGACCAGGAACTAACTCTTTTACGAGTTGGGCTCTATTTATTGCCATGATGTCCTCCTAATTAGACTGCGAATGTGTTAGTTGGGAAAGTAAAGTAAGCTCTAGCATTAGCTCCTATTGAGTTGCTTGGTGCTAGATTAAACCCTACACATAAAGCTACACCACTTGAAGTAGTTGCTGTTACACCTTCTTTACTTCTGCCGTTTAATGTACTACCAGCAGTAGTTGATAAAGTGTATTTGTTACCAATAAAACTTACTGCAGGAGTTCCCGCTGTAAATTGAGCTTCGTATACAATTCCAGGGTCATTGTATACAAGAGCTTTGGCGTCAGCACTACCTTGAGTAGCTGTGCTTCCTGTCCATACTTTAGAAAACGTAGGAGTTCCATCCGTTGCTGTAAAGAATACTCCGTAAAAAACACCTACAGGTGTATCAGTGGCTCCTGCTTGTTGAACATAACCACTTGATAAAGTTACCACGTCACCGCTAAAAATAGAAGTGTTATATCCACTAGCTATTCTCATTTCAGCAGGTCTGATAGTACCACCATAGATGTGATATGCGGGAGTAAATCCATTAGGTGCGTCTGTATTTGCCATTTTTTAACCTCTTTATAATAAATACAAATTAATCACTTTCGGAATTTTTCCTACTACCAAATGCGACTTTAGATGACCTTTGGATATCACTATCTTTCAAAGGCATTTTAGGGTCGCTTTCTCGCAAGAAGTTTTGGTCTACACCGCTCATAGCGTCTCTGGCTTGACTATTAAAGTAAGCGTTACGCTCTTCTGCAGTTTCGACTGGAACTTTTGCAAGTATTAAACCTCCAACTCCTATTACTCCTTTATTAGCTCCGTTCTCTACGGTAGGTGCTTCAAAATTAGGATAATCTTCTGCTCTCACAGGTTCATATCCTTCTCTAATACGTTTAGACATA